GAATCCGAGATGCAGAAGCGCTTAGGCATGGACCGAGAGGAGATTGCCCGCCTGAACAACCGTGCCGGGATGCCAGGTCAGGTAGCGGCCAAGACTGCCGAGTTCAACCGGGCCTGGGTGCCCGGCAGCGGGATCTAATTTATGGGCTGCCTCCGCCTCACCTGGGCCGGCTTCGAGGCAGCAGTTGATGTGCTGGCGGCGCAGTGCCCACGTGACCGGGTTGGGGTGTTCGGCGTAGATCGCGGCGGGCAGCTGCTGGCGTGGGCGCTGAGCGAACGGCTGGGCATCGAGCTGATGCAGCAACCTGGTTCCGGGATGCTGCAGCTCCATGGCGTAATGGTGTCGCAGCCGCGGTTGCTGTGGGGCGATGCGCTGGTGATGACGTGGCTTGATGCAACGCCAGGCCAGAACCTGGTGGCGGTTTGCAGGGCGACGCCGGGCACGACGGTGCTGATGCCCTGGCAGGATGCACCTACGTCTCGACGGCCGTTCGTGCATGGCTTCGATGATTAAGGTGGCGAGCGTCCGGTATGGATGCCAGTGGGACGGCAACGGGCATGTGAGGGCCTGGCCGATGCGGATTGAGTTCGGCGCGGTGGGCCCTGAGGTGACGGTGGATCAGATGCTGGAGGGCCAGGGGCACACGGTGATGCTCACTGATCAGCTGGTGGCATTGGTGCGTGGGATGACGGGCACCGACACACCAGTGGAGTTGGTGCGACCGGTGCCGGTGGGGCTCGCCATGAAGCTGGTAAGTGCTGGGTTCTACGTTGCGTTGTGCTGATCAGCCCGGACGAGTACGCGAAGCAACGGGGTGTGAGCGGCCGGGCAGTGCGGAAGGCGATCGCCACTGGTCGACTGGTGCAAGGCGCGTTTCGCGAAGGCGGGCGTTGGAAGATCGACCCAGCGGTGGCAGATCAAGAATGGCAGCGCAATACGGCGCCGCAGTTCCAGCGGGAGAACAAAAGCGGCGGCCGGCCTTCCAGGAAGAATGCAGCCGCCCCGCGAGAGACAGGCAGCCCACCGCCTCCGCCACCTGCTCAGGGCCCGAGCCAGGCGCAAGCCATGGCGCTTCGCACCGCCTATCAGGCCAAACTGCTGGAACTGGATCTGAAAGAGCGCCAGGGCCTGCTGGTGCCGAAGGCGGATGTCGAGCGGGTGTGGTTTGAAGAAGGCCGGCGGGTGCGGGATGCAGTGCGCCGGACACCGCAGCAGATGATCGGCGACATTGCCCGGGCCGTCGGCGGGCTGAACCAGGAGCAGCGCGCCGAAGTGTTGCTGATCCTCGAGCGGCACCTGGTGAAGACGTTGGAGGGGTTGGCCGGTGCTGATTGAAGAGTGCCGCGCTGCGTTCCGCCGGGGCATGGAACCGGACCCACTGCTGACGGTGAGCGAGTGGGCGGATCAGCGGCGAGTGCTGAGCCCGAAGGCGAGCAGCGAGCACGGGCCGTGGCGCACAGCGCGGACGCCATACCTGCGCAAGCCGATGGACGACCTGAGCGCGACGAGCCCGGTGCAGGAGGTGGTGATGGTGTTCGGCGCCCAGACTGGCAAGAGCGAGAGCCTGAACAACTGGATGGGCTACACGATGGACATCGCGCCCGGCCCGGCGCTGTTCGTGCAGCCAACGATCGACCTGGCGAAGCGCTACAGCAAGATGCGCATCGCGCCGATGATCGAGGCGAGCCCGAGCCTCCAGGAGAAGGTGGCGGCGCCGCGCGAGCGGGACAGCGGCAACACGATGCTGATGAAGGAGTTCGTCGGCGGCTTCTTGATCCTCGGCGGTGCCAACGCTGCGAGCGGCCTGGCGTCGATGCCGATCCGGTATCTGGGCGGCGACGAGATCGACCGCTGGCCAGCTGACGTTGACGAGGAAGGCAGCCCGCTTGCGATCGTGACAGCGCGGACGCGAACCTTCGGCGTGCGCAAGAAGATGGCGTGGACGAGCACGCCGACGGTTGCCGGCCGAAGTGCGATCTGGGCGAAGTGGGAGCTGAGCAATCAGCAGCGACTGCTGCTGCCGTGCCCGCATTGTGACCACCGGCAGATGATCAGTTGGGACCGGCTGCGCTACGACCCGAAGGATCCGGGCCTGCCGAACACCCTGCAGACGCCGCCAGTGCTGATCTGCGAGGAGTGCGGGGTTGGGATCGAGGAAGACACGAAGGCGTGGTGGTACGACCCGGAGGTGTTCACCGACGACTGGTGGGAGCCGCTGTTCCCCGAGCGGTCGGTGCAGGGCTACCACCTTTCGGCGCTTTACAGCCCGCTCGGCTGGTTCAGCTGGACTGAAGCGGCGGTCGGCTATGAGAAGTCGAAGGACAACCCGGCGGAGCTGAAGCCCTGGACCAACACGGTGCTGGCGGAATGCTGGAACGACGACGGCGAGGCCCCGGACTGGGAGGCGCTCTACAACCGGCGGGAGCTCTACGAGCTGGGCACGGTGCCTGATGGGGTGGTGTTCATCACCTGCGGGATCGACGTGCAGATGGACCGCCTCGAGCTGGAGGTAGTGGGCTGGGGCCCTGGGATGGAGAGCTGGAGCCTCGATTACCAGGTGCTGGCTGGCGACACGGCGCAGCCGGCGGTGTGGCGCGAGCTGTCGCTGTTTATCCGATCGGAGTTTGGCCGCGGCGACGGCCAGCGGCTGCCGATCCGCATGACGGCGATCGACTCCGGTTTCAGGAGCCAGGAGGTCTACCGGTGGGTGCGTGGCCAGGCTGGCAACCGCGTGATCGCGGTGAAGGGCCAGGAGAGCCAGGCGGCGATCATGGGCACGCCGGGCCGCGTGGAAGTGCTGCGCAATGGCAAGGCCCTGCGCGGTGGCGTGAAGGTGTGGCCGGTGGGCGTGAGCACGGTGAAGTCGGAGCTCTACGGCTGGCTGCGCCGAGGCCTGCCTGACGATGGCGAGCTGCCGCATGGCTGGTGCCACTTCCCGCAGCACGGCGAGGAGTATTTCAGGCAGCTGTGCGCCGAGCGGCTGACGAACACGATCGACCGGCGGGGCTACAACCGCTTCGAGTGGATCAAGACCCGCCCGCGCAACGAGGCCCTCGACTGCAGGGTCTATGCGCGCGCGGCCGCGGCGCTTACCGGCGCCGATCGCTGGAGCGATGAGCGCTGGGCGGCTGAGCGCGGTGGCGAGTCGGATGGGCCAGCGCCTGCTGTTGCTCCAGTGCAGCGCGATGATGAAGCCCCGCGCGAGCAACCGCGGCCGCGGCGGAGCAGCTTTTGGGACTGAGTAGCATGAACCCAAGGAGGTGGCCCGGATGAGCACATTCACGCAGGCGCATCTGACCGCCATCGAGGAAGCAATCGCCGGTGGCTACCTGAAGGTCAGGTACGACGACAAGGAGGTCACCTACCAGAGCATGAGTGATCTGCTGAAGGCGCGTGCGTTGATCGCATCGAAGCTGAACACCAGCGCGTCGCCGATGCGCAAGGTCTACATCACCACGGCGCGCGACTACGAATGAACGCCTTTGATCAGCTGATCTCCGTCTTTGCGCCTCGTGCAGCGGTGCGACGGCAGGCTGCGCGCCTTCAGCTGGATCAGCTGCGCCGATATGACGGCGCGGCCCGTGGCCGGCGAGTGGAGAACTGGACGGCACCTGGCAGCAGCGCTGATGCAGCGTCGGCGGTGGGGTTTGCGTCGATGCGCGATCGATCGCGCGACCTGGTGCGCAACAACCCCTATGCGCAGCGTGCGGTGCGGTTGTGGGAGACGGCGCTGATCGGCCACGGCTGGAGCTTCAAGGCGAAGGCCGGCCGTCGGAACGGCGGCGCCCGGGGGCAGCGCGCCACCGATGAGTTCAGGGCCTGGGCGGCAGACCCGCTGCAGTGCGACTACGAGGGCCGCGCCAACTTCGACCGGTTGATGGCGAAGGCTGCGCGCTGCGAGAAGGACTCGGGCGAGGTGCTGATCCGCTTCCATGCGCCGTCGCCGGCGAAGGTGCGCAAGCTGGGCCTGAAGATCCCGCTGCAGATCCAGGTGCTGGAGCCGGACTGGATCGCGGATGATCACGACGGCATCGACGCAGCTGGCACGCCCCAGGGCGGATGGACGCGGCGTGGCATCGAGTACGACGCGGACGGCGCGATCGTCAACTACTGGCTGTACAACAACCACCCGGGCGAAGCGATGACGCGGGTGGTGTCGCCGGTGAGCAACCGTGTGCCGGCAGATCAGATCATCCACCTGTTCAGCGATGACCGTGCGCAGCAGACGCGCGGTGTGCCGATGCTGGCGCCGGTGATCATCACGCTGCGTGATCTGGACGACTACATGGATGCGCAGCTGCTGAAGCAGAAGGTGAGCGCGTGCATGACCGGCGTGATCGTTGATGTGGATTGCGCGGGCGATCAGAAGTCAGACGCGAGCGATCGGCTGGAGCCCGGCGCCATGGTTCGTCTCGGTCCTGGTCAGGACATCCGATTCAGCTCGCCGCCGAGCGTGGGTGAGATCGACCAGATCATGCGCATCTACCTGCTGCGGATTGCCATCGGCTGCAACGTGCCGTATGAACTGCTGACTGGTGATTTCGCTGGCACCAACTTTTCGGCCGGCCGTTTGGGCTGGCAGTCTTTCAACAAGCAGACGGTGAGCGAGCAGCAGCAGATCTGGCTGCCAGCGTTCAACCGCATCTGGGCCTGGTGGGCGCATGCTGCGAGCATGGCTGGCATTGCGACTGACGGGCTGACGCCTGACTGGACGCCACCACCACCGCAGGCCTACGACCCTGCTGCCGACAGCAAGACGAAGATCGCCAGGATGCGTTCTGGCCTGCTGCCGCCACAGGAAGCGATCCGCGAGGAAGGCCTCGAGCCTGAAGATGTGATCGAGCAGTATCGCGAATGGAACGCTGCGATCGACAAGGCTGGCATCGTGCTCGACACGGACCCGCGGAAGGTGAGCGCCGCAGGTCTGACCCAGGGCCGCCCGGCCGGCACCGAACTACCACCGACCGGTGAGCCGCCGAGTGAACCGACGCCAGTGGCGACGCCAGCCTCTGCAACGCCTCCGCCATAGACTCAACCCATGCACGAACGAACGATGAGCACTGATCTGCTGCAGACGAGGGCGATGTTCGCGCCCGACACGGTGAACGTGGATGAGCGCACTGTTGATGTGGTGTGGACGACCGGAGCGCAGGTGAAACGCAGCGACTGGGCGCGCGGCGACTACATCGAAGAGCTGAGCCTGCAGGCTGATCATGTGCGCCTTGACCGTCTGAACAAGGGAGCACCGCTGCTCGACTCGCATGAGAACTACAGCCTGCGCAGTGTGCTGGGTGTGGTTGAGAGTGCGTGGCTGAGCGGCAGTGAGGGCCGCGCGACGGTGCGGTTCAGCAAGCGCGCTGACGTGGAGCCGATCTTCCAGGACGTGCGCGACGGGATCCTGCGCAACATCAGCGTCGGATACCGCAAGCACAAGACGGTGCGTGATGAAACTGGCGAGGTGCCAGTGGAGCGCGCCATCGACTGGGAACCCTATGAGCTGTCGCTTGTGCCAATCCCGGCAGATGCCGCGGCCCAAGTGCGCTCTGAGGATTCGCCTAACATTGAAACCGAGACTGAACCTTCAAAGGACAGCCCCATGGACGAAACCCGTATGCAGGAAGCTCCTGCTGAAGCCCGTGGGGCTGAGGCAGTGGTGACCACCGAGAACCAGGTCGAGACCCGCGCTGCTGCACCCGCAGTGGATGCGGAATCTGTGCGCGCTGGCGAGCGCCGCCGCGTGACCGACATCATGGACGCCTGCCGCAAGGCTGGCCTCGATGGTGAGTTCGCTGAGAAGCTGATCGCTGATGGCACTCCCATCAACGAAGCGCGCGCCGCGATCATCGACGCCTTCCACGAAGTGACCCACAAGGGCCAGCCCAAGACCATTGGCAGCCGCGTCGAGGTGACTGAGGACCACGGCGAGAAGCGCGCTTCGGCGATGCTCGACGCCCTGCAAGCCCGCAGCGGCTTCAAGAGCTGGGATGACGGTGGCGCCCGCGAGTACCGCGGCACCACGCTGCTGGACATGGCGCGCGAGTGCGTCGAGCGCTCTGGCGTGAACACCCGTGGCATGAGCAAGGAGGAGCTGGCCGGTCGCGCCATGCACTCCACCACCGACTTCCCGCTGCTGCTGACCAGCATCCAGCGAGTGACGCTGAAGGCGGCCTATGCCGAGGAGCGCCAGACCTGGCAGCCCCTGGCGCGGCAGGAGAACCTGCCCGACTTCCGCGACATGAGCATGATTGAGGTCGGCGGGCAGATGCTGCCTGAAGAGCTCAAGGAAGGCGGCGAGTACCGCGCCGGCACGATCAAGGAGACCAAGGGCTCCTGGAAGCTGAGCGAGTACGGCAAGAAGGTTGTGGTCGGCCGCCGGCTGATCATCAACGACAACCTGGGCTACATCACCCGCACGATCCAGATCCTCGGCCGCGGCGTCGCCGTGTTCGAGGCCAACCAGATGTGGGGTCTGATCACCGGGAACGCCAAGTGCATGATGGATGGTGTGACCCTGTTCCACGCCAACCACAACAACACCGGCACCGGAGCGATCAGCGTTGCCAGCATCTCGGCTGCCCGCCAGGCGATGCGCAATCAGAAGGGCTTCGACGGCACCACGCCGCTGTATGTGACGCCGCAGTACATCCTGCTGCCGACCACGCTGGAGACGACCTTCGATCAGTTCAACGCTGCGATCCAGCCGACCCAGACGAGCAACGTCAACATCTTCTCGGGCTACCTGCAGAAGATTGTGGAGCCTCGCCTGGACGCCAGCAGCACCACGCAGTTCTACGTGGTGGGCGACTACCCCGGCGTGGACAAGCTGGTCTACGGCTACCTGGAAGGCGAGGGTGGTCCGAGCATCGAGTCGGTGAGCGGCCGCGATCCTGACGGCGTGACCACCTATCTGCGCCACAGCTTCGGCTGCACGGTGCCTCAGCACCAGGCGTTCTACCGGTCCACCGGGGCCTGATCCATCTAATCCAGAGGACTGAACAATGAAGGGTTACGATCCGAGCACCGGCCTGGGCTATGTCCAGGATGGTGACTACATCGAGGTGACGCTGCCTTATGCCCGCACCGGCGGGCAGGGCGTGCTGGTGGGTGCGCTGTTCGGCGTGTGTGTTGTGGACGGCGCCTCTGGCGACGTGATCAACATCCACACCGAAGGCGTCTACGGCCTGGAGGCTGCGACTGGCGCCAGCACTGATGCTGTCGTCGGCGCCAAGGCCTACTGGGACAACACCGCCAAGAAGATCACGCCGGTGAGCACCAGCAATTCGTATGTGGGTGTGTTCATGGCGGCCAAGACGACCAGTCAGGCCTACGCCATGGTGCGCCTGAACGAGCTGGTGGTCTGATGCTGAACGACCTGGCCAACCGTGCTTTGAGCGCTGTGGTGGGCGTGATGGGGGAACCTGTCGCGATCACCCGCGGTCAGAGCACGGCCCAGGTGAGCGGCGTGTTTCAAGCAAGCCATGTGGGCCTCGATCCAGAGACCGGGGTCCAGGTGCGCTCCACTCAGCCTGTGGTGCTGGTGAACAGGGTGAGCATGCCCTGGGATCCAAAGCAGGGCGACACCGTGGTGGTACGCAGCACCACCTACCGCGTGCGAGACGCTCAGCCTGACGGTCACACCGGCTGGCTGCTGATGCTGCACAAGACCAACACCATTGCCTGAGGAGCATCATGAGCCTTCTGCTGCATGTATTCGACACCGCCACCAACAGCTGGGTGGCTGCGACGAGCGATCTGATCAACAGCGTGAAGGCTGTTGGGTATCAGAAGGGCGTGAGCGCGAACTTCACGAGGCCTGCGGACACGACCGCCTATGCGGCGCAGGACGTGGTGAGCAACAGCACGACTGCCCCGAGCCTGCTGACGTTCTCCGGCGCTGGCCGCGTCAATGGCGGGAGCGGTGTGATCTTGTCAGCGCGGCATCTGAAGAGCGGCACGACAACGACTGGCGCAACATTCCGGCTGCATCTTTACACCGTGAACACGGTGTCGCTGATTAACGATAATGCGCCTCATGCGATGCTGTACGCCAGCCGCGCAAGTCGTGTCGGCTTCATTGATTTTACGCATGGTGTTGCGGGCACCGGCAGCGATTGCACGAATGCGCTGGCTACCTTCGTGAACCTGCCGTACGTGTGTGATGCGGCGACAACTGCACTATACGGAAGGCTGGTGGTGACAAGCGCCTACACCCCAACCAGTGGTGAACAGCACTTCATCGAACTGGGCGTGGTGCAGAATTAAGCCATGAGCATCTTTCTACCAAACCGGCGAAGTGTGGTGCTGCTGACACGCAAGCCGGTTTCTGCCCTGCTTGGTTACGACGTTGACGCTTTAGCGTATATTGCTGCGGTCGAGGGTCCGTTTGGTGATAACCAAACACTGGAGACCGGCGTTCGTACAGCCATCAACGACTTTGTGGTTGGCTGCAAGAACGACGGTATCTGGAGCGCGATCAAGGCCAGCTGCATCCTTGCTGGAGCTAGGACGTTGAGTGGGGCATTGGTTCCGCTGGCTGGGACGGCACCGACGAACAACAACTTTGTCTCTGGTGACTACAACCGGAAGACGGGGCTGGTGGGGGATGGAAGCACGAAATATCTGAACAGTAACTACGCTTTTCCTACCGATCTGCAAAATAACTGTCATTTAGCTGGCTTTATGTCAGCAGTGGACACTGTGGGTGCTGCTGTAGGCGCCTATGGCGATGCTTTCGGAAACGGGTCCTTGATAAGCTCAAGAGGTGCGCGTTTATACCAAGACGCTGCTTCTACATTTATCCCATCAGATACAACAACCACTGGATTCAGGGGAGTTAGCAGATCATCAGCGTCAAGCTATCTCTATAGCCGCGCTGGATCAAATGAAACTGCCAACATCGCTAGTTCTGCCGTCACCCATGAGGCGCAGGGTGTATTTGCACGGAGGCGCAATACAGGTAGTTATGACGCTTTCACTGACGCCCGCCTCGCCTTCTACTCCATCGGCGAATCCCTAGACATCGCCCTACTCGACGCTCGCGTCACTGCCCTGATCACTGCGTTTGGAGCCGCTATCCCATGACGCTTGCTGAACTTCTTGGCACCATCCAAACAGCTGATCTCCCTGCTCTGGCGCTGGTGTTCGACACCGCGATCTGCGAGGAGCTTCTCGCTGCTCAAGATCCAACAGCCCGTCATCGCGTGCAACCGGTTGCTCTCCCTGCCGGCCGCTGGTTCTGCTGCGCAGATGTGCTCACAGAGCTGCACGGCATCTTCCGGCCAATCGCCGCCAGACTTGATCCTGAACTCGCCGGTGCAGTCCAGGTGCTACCCATGGCTGATGTGATCGCCATGCTGCCCGAACCTGATCCGCTGCCGTTCACATGACCCATCCGCGCAGTCAGATCCGCAGCGCTGTGGTCACGCATCTTGCGCAGAGCTCCACCGCTGCTGGCAGCCGCGTCTTCTCCGGCCGCTTGATGCCAATCGAGGAGCCTGAACTGCCGGCGATCGTTGTCCACACCCGTGACACCGAAGAAGTCACAGGACGCTCAGCGTCCGGCTGGAACGGTTACGAGCAGCGCCGCTGCATCGTCTCTGTCATCTGCATCGCGCAGAGCTTCGACGACATTGATGAAGACCTCGACACCATGGCCGGCCAGGTAGAGGCAGCTCTCCAGGCCTGGACCATCCCTGGCTTCGAGTCTGCTGAGATCGGTCCACACACCACCAGCAGCGATGATCCCGAGTTCGATGGCGCGCTGAGCACTGGCGCCATCACCCTCAAGTTCCCGGTCACATACCTCACCCCCTACCGCGACTGCAGCAACCCCTACGTGCAAGCTGCAGACGAGCCCCTGGAGCGCAGCGGCGCTTACCCTGGTGGCCGAGTCACTGCTGGCTGCCCCGCCGGCAACACCGGCGAAGCATGTCCCATCGACGACGCTGAGCTGTTCTCTCAACAGGAGCCGATCAACTGATGGCCACCCGCAAGCGCGCTCGCACCGACGAAGGTCAGTTCAAGGCTGATAATCCGGACACGCCCAACACGAACGAAGCCTTTGCGCCAGCCACTGCAGATCTGCCCTTGAGCGTCGACAGCCTGGCTGAGTTCCTCGGCGACCAGCAGCCAGACCGCGAGCGTCTCGCACAAGCGCTCACCCTCGCGCGCGCAGCTGCAGAGGCATCGACCGGCGCTGCTGTCGCTGACGCAGCACCGCATCCGATCCGCCATGGCGTTCACATGCTTGCCGCGCACCTGCTGATCACTGATCAGCTGCAAGACCAACCGACCGGCGAACAGATCCCCCTGGTGGTCCGCGCTCTCTGGAGGCAGGCAGATGCTGGGCATCAATCGATCTGATCAGCAGACCAGCGGCGTCGGCTCTGCAGAGGGCACCGATCACGCCAGGCGGCTGAGCAACATGGCGCGCTATGGCACCGTGGCCGAGGTGGACTACAGCGGCGAGACCGCCGGCTTCCCCGCAATCCGTGTGCAGGTGCAGGACAACGAGATCCTGACGGACTGGGTGCCGTGGTTCTCGCCGCGCGCTGGCAAGGATCGTGTGTGGGATCCGCCGGAGTTGGGCGAGGTGGTGATGCTGCTGGCCCCATCAGGCGATCTGACCAATGGTGTCGCCATCCCCGGCCTGTTCAGCAACGGCAACGCAAACGGCAACCGCGCCGGTCTCCACCGCCGCACATACGACGATGGCACCGTGGTCGAGTACGACCGCCAGTCGCACAAGCTCTTCATGGACGTGAAGGGCGACGTGCTGATCAAGGCCACGGGCAAGATAGAGATCGAGGCGACCGGCAATCTGAAGCTGGTCGGCGGAACCATCGATCTGAACCCATAGGAGGCAGGCCATGGCCGGCATGAGTCGCACAACCGGCGCCGCTCTGGGAGGGTTCGATCACCTCCGACAGTCCATCCATGACATCCTGTCCACGCCGATCGGCACACGCGTGCATCGGCGGGACTATGGCAGCCGGCTGCCGCGGTTGGTGGATCGTCCGATCAACAACAGCCTGATCGCTGAGATGGTGGCCGCCACCGCCGAAGCGCTCGATCGCTGGGAGCCGCGTCTGCGGCTGAACCGGATCGTGATCGACACCGTGACGGCTGAGGGTCAGATCGCCCTTAGCCTGGATGGGTACTACCTGCTCAACGGCGAGCGGATCGTGATCGAGGGATTGGTGATCTGATGGCGACCATCGACTTCAGCTCCATCCCAGCGCCTGAGATCATCGAGCCGCTGGACTACGAAACGATCCTGGCGGCGATGATCGCTGACCTGCAGGCGCGTGACCCGTCCTACACCGAGATTCTCGAGTCGGATCCTGGCATCAAGATCCTGGAGGTGGCCGCGGCCCGCGAACTGATCCTCCGGCAACGGGTGAATGATGCGCTGCAGGCCACGCTGTTGCGCTACGCGATCAGCAGCGACCTCGACAACCTGGTGGCGTTCTACGGGGTGACCCGGCTGACGAACGAAACCGACGACGTGATGCGTCTGCGGACCATCGAGCGGATCATGGGAAGCAGCACCGCCGGCGGCGCTGCGTGGTACCGCTACCAGGCGCTGACCTCCAGCGCGCTGGTGAAGGATGCAGCGGTAAGCAGTCCAGCGCCCGGGGAAGTGCTGATCAGCATCCTGTCGACGCAGGGTGACGGCACGCCGAGCAGCAGCCTGCTGAGCACGGTGAACACGGTGCTGCAGAGCGACAGCGTGCGTGTGATCACCGATGTGGTGACGGTTGCCGGCGCCACGATCAACACGGTCCCTGTGACCGCGCAGGTGTACCTCTACCCCGACACACCGATCGAGGTGTTCAGCGGTCTGCAGGCCAGCCTGACGAGCGCCTTTGCCGCGGCCTCAGGCCTTGGATGGGACGTCACGCGCACCTGGCTGATCGCGCAGTTGCACCCAGCTGGTGTGCAACGTGTGATCTTGACCGCACCTGCAGCTGATGTAGTGTGCGGGCCCAGCCAAGCCCCGGCGCTTGGCGCGATCACGCTGACGATGGCGGGGCGTGATCGATGACAGCCAGTCGCTACGACCTGCTGCCGCCTAATGCGACGCAGCTGGAGCGTGATTTCAGCAGGGCGATTGATTGCCTGCGAACCAATCAGCTCCAGGATACGCAGACCGCATATTGGCTGCCTTCCGTATTCGGCATCGGAATTGATGCCACGCCCGAATTAAAGCTCGGTGGCGCGTCGCCAATCATTCGGACGGCAAAGCGCACCAACATCCCCGACGGCGTAGTGCCGTGGCTGATCTACGAATACGGCCTCGGCGAGATCCTGCCGTATCTGGGCAACAACCAACGCCGCGCGATCGCGGAAGGTGTGCTCTGGCAGCGGATCAGAGGAA